GTCCTGCATGTCGTCGTTTGAATAAAAGTCGGCATGGGCAAACATTTCATAGCTGTAGACGGTCAGTACTGCTCTGCTGCTCTTGATGGGATCAGCCAGTTCGTCGTTCTCGGTGAGATGCTCAAAGCGCAGGGGTTCCGGTCCGGCGCCGATCAAGGTGATGATGCTGCCGGTGTAGTCCTGCTTATAGATCCTGGTCGTCCACAGGATATTGTGGTAGTCCCGAGTTAAAAGCTGATATTTCTGCACCCATGCCATCAGTTCTCAATATCTGTTCTTCTGCCCGCCAGGGCTATCGTTCTGCCGGAGATGTCTCCGTGTACCGTGATGTCTATCCCTCTGGAGAGGTTTCTGCTCTGCTCAGCTGTCAGCACCGTTTCTCCGCTGCTTAACATAACCGGGCCGAAGCTGTCGTTCGGGAAGCCGGCGGGTACTGTCCCTCCGTTGGCCATCCCTATGCCGAGGCCCTTCGTCAGCAGCCCTCCGAAAATCTGGCCGAAGGTGGCTCCCTTTGATATTCCCGATGCTGCTCCCAGCCCTGGTATCATGCTCATCACAACAGCCAGGGCAAGGGCGGCGGCGGTGGCGGCCACCATCCTGGCGATCAGTTGCTTGATAAATGTTCCGAATGACTTGCCGAAAGCCGTCAGTATGTCGTCGGTCGATGTAAAGGCGTCGTAGAACGAGTCGGCCAGTCCACCGAAGACCTGGTCCGTCACCTTACCCATATCGACGAGTTTCGTTTTCGTCTGTTCGATGCCCATCTGGAGCAGGGTCAGCGACTCGAGGGCTGGAGCGACCTGTGGCAGGGCGGCGGCTCCGGCCCCGGTGCTGATAAGGCTCTCTGTCTTGTGTTTTGCTGTGCCGCCGCCTCCTCCTGCTCCTGTAGGCATTCCTGTTGTTGCTGGTGCGGTCTGCCCTGGTGCGACGGGTGTTATTTCGATGAGCTGGACATGTGGCCTCTTGGTCATGTCCTCCATCATCTTATCCCAATTGTCGGCGATGGACTGAGCGTAGTCCTGGGTGGTCTCTGCTATTCCCTGGAGGCCCTGCCTCACGTGGTCCCCGATCGCCTTCCAGTTGCCGGTGAAGACGTCTTTAACGACCTGGCCTAAAATACCAAAATAGCCGACGGTCGTCTTGATCCCAGTTTTAAATGAATCCCAGAGGGTCCTGGCTACAAAAATGATTCCCTGGATCACGCCCCGGAAAAGGATCGACTCGTTGTAAAGGTCTATAAAATAGTTGATCACGCCGACGATCGCTCTCCTCATGCCTCCGAAAACGCTTATTATCTTCGGCAGGGGTTTGAGGCCCCATTCGGCTATCTTCCCGATGATTGGCATCAGCCGCTCTCCCAGCTCGGTCTTAATGTTGGTCCAGGCAGCTCCCAGGGACTGGGCCTTCTGTTTGTTGGTGACCAGGACGTCGCCCATCTTGGCCATCCCTTTCTCGATGATGTTCCCTGCTGCCAGGCCAAAGTCGCCCACCTTTGCGACCTCTGCCTGTAGCTCTGCTGCCGAGATTCCGAGGTTGTCCATCACCAGGGTGGATTTCCTACCGATCCCGTTGATGATCGATTCGGTCAGATAGTCGACGCTCTCTCCTGTCTGGCTGGCTCGCTTGGTGGCAAATTCAAAGAAAGAGGCCAGGGTGGATAGGGGGATGTTAATGTTCTGGGCCCGGACGGCGTATTGCATCAGCTTTAGGTCGTCGACGGTCCCTGCTGTCGCTTTACGAAGGTCCTTGAGCAGATCTGGCTGATTGAGCTTATTAAATGCTGCCCGGACTCCTTCGGCCTTGCCTCCCAGGTCCACCAGGGCGTTCCCGAACTGGATGAGTTTCCCGGCTGCAAAAACGCCAGCGAAGATGCCTCCGAGCTTCTTTATGGCTCCGGAGAAGACGTTGGTCTTTTTTTCGGCATCCTTGAGGCCCCGATCAAATCCTGTCTTGTCGAGGCCGAGTATCGCTTTAAGTTGCCCTATGATCTTCATCTGCTATCAGTTTGGCGGTATGTCCGGCCATTTGTTTATCAGTTCCTCTGCTTCTTCTCTCTTCCACTCCGGGTGCTGGCTTCTCTTTTTGTCGAACGGCAGCGGGATGATGTCTCTGGGTCTTAGGGTCTTTTTCTTACCCTGGGCGGTGTTGTTGATAAACATCGCCGTGAACCGTGTCTGCTCCCATCGTCTGTCGATCTCCCTTTGGTACTTCATCTGCAGGAGGAAGGTCCGGAAGGGTGGCATCGAGAAAAACTCCTTTTCCGTCAGTCCCAGCTCGGCGAATGCCATGTCGTAGATGTCCTGGAGCGTCAGCTCTTGGCTTTTTTTTTATCTACGTCTGGCATTCCCTGCTTTAGCCAATCTGGAAACTGGGCGTAGGCGAGTGCTTCCGTCAGTTTCAGATTCTCTGCCCTGCTGGCCTTCATGAGTGCTTCCTTCAGCTGTTCATGGGTGAAGAAGGGCTTCTTTCCTTCCTTGACCCTGGCCCACTGGGCTGCACCGAAGGCGATAGCATCGACCTGTCTGTCGGTGGGGAGTTTGTTAAACTCCTCCGGTCCGAGGCCGGTTATATCGTAGGCTATCACCCATGCCTTCCACTCAAAGCAGAAGCGGATCCGGATCTTCCAGGGGGCGTAGCGGAACTTGAGCTTCAGCTCTGTCTCCCACCGTTCCATTACACTACCGTTCCTTTTACCGGCTCTCCCGTCACGATCACGTCGACGGTGTAGCTGGCGAGGTCATCGTAGGGTCCTTCCTGGTGTACCCTGCGGATGTATGCGTCGGCTTGCCAGTAGGTACTGCCTACCTCTGTCCCGCCGTACTTGGCGACGAACTTCGTGCCGGCGGCCAGCAGATCGTATGCCCCGTCGAAGGTGGTGTTGGTTCCGGCGACCGGGTCGTATAGCCCGTCAACGCTAAACTCCATCCCCTTGAACATGGGCTGGTATTCCTTCCACTGGTTGGTGGAGGCTCCTGTGGTTGCCTCTGCCATGTCTGCCTCTGCGTCCATGCTGTGGCTGCGGTATCCGACCAGCGTCTTGGTGTCGAATTGCAGGACGATTTTGTAACCTGGTATTTTTCCCATCTCTCTAAAAATTTAGTTAGTAATTATTTTTGCTCTATAAAGTGGTTCATTCTCAGCTTCTTGGTTATGATGTAGTTGGTCTCGTTTGTCTCGTTCCCTGGCTCTATGTCTCCGAAGTTGGCTGTGAGGCACATGAAATCCTTCATCACTATTGTGTCTGGGTTGTCGACGACTGGGATGATCTGCTCCATGATGTCGTTGGGGATGGTCTCGTCGCCTTCGCCCAGGGCCTGTATGCTCACTATCTGGATGGCCATTGTCACGTTGTAGATGGCCTTGTCCCCGGTGCTGTAGTTGTTGATGGCTTCGATAAAAAGCAGGACGTACCGCATCTTGCGCCTGGGGATCTTTGTCCCGACGGTGACTGCCTCTCCTCCGTAGGTGATCTTGCCCTCGAGGAGTGTCTGGTAAGCCTCCAGCAGCTGGTTTGTGCAATCCTTGTATTTCATCTCAAAGCCTGTTTAATAAATCGCTCCAGTTCCTGGCATGCAAATTTCCAGGCCGGGAACATGAAGGGGTGTGGGTGTGTCCCTGGGTGCTGGATCTTCTTACCGTATGTGGCGTATCCCATTCGTTTGCTCTTTGCGCTCACCTCCCATCCCGGAGGTGCGCCCCGGAGCGGTCCTGCCAGCACTCCTTTGTTCCTGGCTCGTATGGTATGCGGCCTGGTCCCCTCCTCGTATGCCTGGGAGTAAGCGGCCCCGCTGATGACCTCTCCGGTGAATCCGTTACCGGTGATCACCTTGTGGATGTTGTTCACCAGGTTGCTGCTCTTCACCTTTGCGTTGCGGGTCATGTTTCGGACCTTCAGCTTGGCCAACTGCTCCATCTGGAGTGTGGCTCGCAGGACGGCCATCCGGAAGGCGCTCTCGCTCTGTTTGGCGAAGCGCTCCATGTCCCTGGTGAATTGGGCGTTGTCAATACGCATTGTTATCATCAGTCTGTCCTCCCTATGTCCATGTTCACCTTGTCTCCGTCGATCGAGATGGCGACGATCTGGTAGTTGTTGCCTCCCATGATCACCTGGCAGTCGCCGTCGGGGTTGGTCTGGCGGCTTCGCATCTCGACCTCGTAAATTGTCGTATATCCGAGTTTGGTGTACTCGATCTTCTTTAGTCCCTTGACTGGCACCACGGAGGCCCAGTCGGTGAAGGACCACTCCAGGGTGGTGTAGTCATTCTTCCAGCCTCCGATCTTGTTCTTTCTGGTGGTCGGCTTCTGTACGGTTATTTTGCTATTGTACCTGGTCGGCCTCATATCAGTTTTGTCTTGTAAAGCTGCAGCACCTTGTCTATGCTGCCCAGAATGTTGAACTCTCTGTAGTCATCCCGGTTGTCGTACCATTGCATGATCTGCTTGCGCATAGCGTCCTTCAGATCCTCCGGAAGTGGTTCTGTGTTGGCGTGTCCGTATCCGGCTTTGTATGTCACCAGAAGGGTGTCGCTCTGGCCTACGCCGAAGGGCTGGATCTCTATCTCGTACAGGCCCTTCTTGTAATAGCCATTGTTGAGGGTGAGGGGCATCTTCGTTCCTTCGTAATCCACGATTTCGACCGTGTCGACGCTGATCACCGGGGATATCGGCAGCTGGTACGGGCGGTCGTAATAGTGGAACATTGTCTCGTAGGTCTTTTCGGTAAAGGATAGCCCAGTGCGCCTCTCGAAGTGGGTGCGCACCGCAGCTATCATGTTGATCACGAGCATCTCCTCCTCAGCGTCGTCATCCTTAAATTTGATAAAGTTCCGTACCTCCTTCAGCGTGAGGATCTCCGTCGCTATGTTGACCTTGATGCGTGTGTCCATCGGTTCCCTTGTTTATGGTCAGCCCTGCTTGATGTTCTTGTGCGAGATGTTCACCGGGCGGTTGCTTTTGGGTGTCATCTGCTCCTTTGCCTCCTGGGCCTTCTTTGCCTCCTGGGCAACAGCTTCTGCAGCTTCTTTTTCAGCCTGGGCAGCTGCTTCAGCAGATGCATCCGGCTCATTGTCTGATTTTGCGCCGGCATCCAGCTTGGTTTCTCCGGTGATTTTCTCCTCTTTGGTCTGGGTCTTGCCCTTTTCCTCTTTGGAGGTGGTTTCTGCTTTTCCTTCTTTGAGCAGTCCGGCATTCCTCAATTGCAGGACTTCACGGGGAAGGACCTCGATCACTTTCCCGGTTTTCTTCAGTGTCACTTTAACTAATTTCATAACTCCTGTTTTTAGTTTTTAAATAGAGGGAGGAGGGCGGATCCCGCCTCCCTCATTTTGTTACTGAGACTACGGGGTCTCGATCAGAGCTTTGGCTGCGGCGAAGGTTCCGGTGACGAAGGCGAAGGCCTCCGGTGTGGTTATCTTCAGTCCTGCGATCCTCTCGCTGGCCAGCACCAGCACCAGGTCGTTGAGGACGTCGTCCTCATTCTCGTAATGGAACGAGATCCGCATGGTCCTCTTGATGTAGGCTTTTGCCCTGGAGAAGTCGCCAACCAGGAAGCTGCCGGCGGTGAGGTCGAGGTTAGGTACGACCAGGACGCCTCCGAACCTGGATCCGTCTGCCGAGAGCAGCGGGTGGGTCAGATACCTGTATGGCGTTCCTGCATCCTTGAGCAGCCTCATGTTGATCATGTCGCCCGGGTTCAGCATGACGATGTTCGGGTTGAATCCCCTCTTGTTGGTGTCAGCAACGTTGCCGTTGTTCACCTGGAGGATTGCTGCTGCCAGGACGTCACCTTCGTTGGCTGAATCCACCAGGTTGAAGTTGGCGGGCTTGGCGAAGGATTTGGCGTACTGGGTGATCCCCTTGAGGTATACCGTCAGTCCGGTCCCGGAGAGCAGCTGGGCTTCCCTCTCCCTGGGGATCCCGTTGCCGATCAGATCGTTGACCTCGGAGGTGATGTATTCAAAATCCTCAAGAGCGGACCTGGTCACTTTCGTGAAGTCCTTGATCATCTTGATGTCCATCGACTGCTTCGTCCAGGTCTTGGCGGATCCTGCTGCCGGAGCAGCCTCTTCTCCTACCATCTCTGCCGAGTCAGTCCTGAGGGTTTCCTCCCACCATGAGATGCTGTCCCTGCCGGCTCCGATCACGCCCTTGTTGATGGCGTCCCAGATCGGTGTCGGGCGCCAGGGTGCTGCCGAGACGCCGGCTTCGGTTTGGGTCTCGATTACTCCGGCGTTGATATCGCTGGTCGAGATGTCTGATGCCTTACGGCTCACCTCGAAGCTGGCGATCTCGCCTCTGCCGGCGAAAGCCTTCACTCTGGCCTTGAAGTCATCGCTCTTCACTTTCTCGAAGATCTGGGCTGCCACGCTCTTGCCTTTGGCGTCCTGGAACTCTCCGAGCTGCTTGAGCTGTGTGGATATTTCATCGAGCTGCTCCTGCTGCTTGGATAAAGCGTCGGGCAGGATGGGCTTGCCATCCTTGTCGACCAGCTTGTCCAGCTTGGCGGTGATGGCGGCATATTTCTGCTCCAGCACCGTGAGGTCAGCCTTCTCGTTGACGGATGCCTTGAGGGTCTCGATAGATTTGTTGATCCCTTCGGCGATCTCTTCAACGGTCCTTACTTTGTCTTTTTCTTCTGCCATTTGTCAGATTTTTAGTTTGTTATAAAATAATGTGACCAGATCCTTCTCGAGTGCTGGCGGGTCCGTTGCCGGAGTGCCGGTGTGCGAGTCGTCAGAATCTAACAGTCTCTTCAGTTTGTTGTAGGTCTCCTCGATGAGTCGGGCCTTCTCATCGCTGTAGTGTCCCTGGCGCATCATCATCTCCAGGTCGGCGAATGCCTTGATGTCGATCAGCGGTGTTTCGCTGTTGGCTCCCCATCCGTAGACGGTGCTGTACTCCATCACCAGCCTCCACTCGGAGACCTTCCTGGTGTAGTGGTCCCCTTCTCGGTTCTCCTCGAACTTGATGGGTTGCACTCGGACGGAGTGTTCCAGGGTCTTGCCGTGTTCGGCAAAAAGTTTGTAATCTTCGAAGACGTCCCGGCTCAGTTGCTTGTTCATGTTCAGCTGGCTGTGTGCGTAGGCTCCGAAGTCGTCCTCGCCCAGCTTGATGGGTACGCCGAGCAGCTTGTCCCTCTCGTGGTTCAGCCAGTGCTGGATCCGGTGTCCGTTGTTCTTGAATGTCCTCTTAAAGGATCCCGGCATCGAGATATCCCCGTCGCTGTCCTCGACGTTGAAGGCGTTGATGTAAACGACCACGATCCCCTTCTTGTCGTCCAGGTCCTTCACCTGGTACTCGAGGTTCTTGATTGCTACTCTTGGTTCCATCGTATTCTCATTTTAATTTTTCGTAAAATCCACAGAGGCAGTTTATTGTGTTGTGTGCGCTGCCATTGGGGTCTCCTGGGTATTGCAGTTTCTCGTCCCAGACGATGAATGGCTCCCGGAGGTCTACCGTCTGTCCGTTGGCGTATTTGTGTTCGTCCCTGGATTTCTTGGCGTAGGCGCTCATCCATATTTTGACCATCTCGACTCCCAGGCTTATGTCCCCTTCCAGGCTGCCCCAATTGGAGGCCCTGTTTATCTCTGTCCGGACGATCCTCTCTGTCCGGTAGTATTTCATCTCATGCCATTCGCTCGCTATCCGGTCTCGTAGCATGGTCTGGGCCTGGCCCATCCCGATCCCTGCATCCAGGATCTCCGGGGTCAGCTTGCGGAGCAGATCCTGGATCAAGGCGATGCTGGTGTCTCCTGCTGCGACGACTGTCGTGCCGGCGTTGCGCTCGAGGTATGCTATGGCTTCCTTCATGATCAAATCCTCAAATATTTCATCCTCGCTGGCCTTTAATGCGAGGATCTTCTGGTACTGCTTGCGTTTCATTTTTGCAAAGGGGACGGCGGTTGCCAGGTAAAGCTGGCGGTAGGCATCCTTTATGGCCTGGTCGTTCAGAGGCGGTATCTCCAGGTCCCGGATGTCCCGGACCTCCATGATCCTGTCGTACAAAGGCTGGATCTGTTTGTCGAATGCCCTCTTAAAGACCGGGCGCATGGCCTGGCGGTAGCTTGCTTTCTGCCGGTCCAGGTATGCCCATTGTCTCCTGCTGTCCATCTCTGTTAAAGAACGCCCTGGTTAAAATTCCACCGGCTTTGTCTCCAGGATCTTGGTCCTGGCATAGTACTCGGTGGTGTTCCCTTCAATCCTGGCAGCGCATTCTGCTATCTGCCTCTTGAGCAGCTGCTCCACCTCTTCCCTGGTGAAGCTCTCCTTTGGCTGCTTGGTCTTTGATGCTTTTGTTGCTGTCATTGGTCCTGTATTATATGGCCAGTGATAGGCCGTGTTGTTCGTAGAATTTGTCGCTCCTCTCCCTGGCTTCGTCACTCTCGGTGAAGTTCATTGGCATCCGGTTGGCATTCACGTACCGCTGCTGCATCTCCGGAAGTCCGGTCCGCTCTTCACCCATCAGCTCGAGGTAATCGTCGCCTGTGATGATTCCGTCCTGGAACATGCGGCTCACCCACTCGCTCTTCTTGCCCCTGTCATCCTGGAGGGCTTCGATATTTGAAAAGTCGGGCTTCAGATAAAAGTTGCCATACGCTCCGATGATCCTGTTAATGTCAGAGCAGAATTGGGTCACGTCCGGGATCAGTCTGTTGGTGTAGATCGTTTTGCTGGCCTCGGTCATGTTGTTATAAATGCTGGCGCTGGTGTCGTTGAAAAGCTGGGAGGGGACCTGGAGGATGGTGCAGAAGATCCGTCTGCCGTGTTCGCTCATGTTGACGATGTCCAGCTCCTTCATGTTGTCGTAGCCGATCTTCGTGTAGGCCATCTTACCCAGGGTGAAGATCGGGATCGCCATGTTGTCGACGCCCTGGTATTTGGTGCGGTAACGCTCCCGGAACTTGGCCTCCTGCTCTGCCGTTGTATCGCTCCCGGCGTCGGCCTCCTTCGATAGGATCCCTGGAGGGTGACCGTATGCGTACATCTTGGCGGTGATCTCGTATCCCTTGTTCTGGCTGTTGATGATGTTCGCTGCTACCTTGACCGGCGACATGCCCATAAAGTTGCGGCCCTGTTCGTAGTTGAGGCTGGGTGCAAACCGCTCATGCCAGACGTCCGTCGCTGGCATCTTGTAAGTCTGGTTAATGTCCAGGAGATATTCGCCTATTGGCTGTCGCCAGCCCTTGCTGTTGATGATCACGTTTTGGGTGGGCATCATGATCAGCCCGTCCCCTGTCAGCTTGCCTCGGTTCAATCCGGAGGTCAGCCTGGGCGCATAAACAATGGAGTTGCCGGTGATGTACCGGAAAACGGCCCATTCCTGGCAGAACTCGTAGAAGGTCTGGTAATAATTGACCCGGTCCAGGAGCTTGTCTATCTCGTCGTTCTGGACCTCGACCTCCTGGTCCCCTTTCATCTGGACCAGCTTGGCTTCTTCCATTACCTGGGCAAACATGCCGGCCAGCTTGATCACGATCCCGAATAGGTCTGGGTTGGCCTCGTAGCCCTCCCGGACGTAGTCCTTCATCTTGCTGTCGGTCCCCAGGGCGGTTCCGCTTGATAAAAACTGGTACAAGGCGTGGTATAGCTGGTTCTGCTCCGTCACCTTGTACTCGAGTTCGGCCAGCAGGGCCTTCTGTTGCTCGATGACCTCCCGGTATTTCTTAGATCCAAACATTGGTATTTATTTTCTGTTTTGTCCACATAAAATAGTACCTGGCAGCGTCCAGGGCATGGTTAAATGCGTCGATAGGGATCCCTGCTTTCTTGTCTGACCAGAGGTAGTTGCTTAACTCCTCCTGGGTGTTGTATGATTGCTCGGTCACAATGATCTCGTATCCTTGCATCTTCTTCAGCCACTCGCTGACGGTTCCGTCCTTCTTCACTGGGACCACGTTCAGTCCCAATCGTGCCGGCCCGTCCTTCTTCCGTAGGTCCTCTATGGTCCTGGGGTCAGCGCAGTCGGCTATGATCAAGCTGTTGGCGCTGGGGATGGCCTGGAGGACTGCCCTCCTCAGATCGTCGGTGGACTGTCCTGTCTCGTAGAAGCACTCGTCGAGGTAAATCTTTTTTCTCTTCTCGTCGACGGCGACCTTGATCATTGCGTCTGGATCCGGGTGGAAGCCAAAGTCCAGGCCGTATCCGTAGGGCAGGGTGTCATCAAATTCGCCGATGGTCCAGTTGGTGAAGATCTGGCCCTCCAGGACGCCGATCTCCCCTTCGCCATAAACCTTGACCCAGTTTTCAAAGCCTTTCTTCCCGTATTTGCTCATGATCTTCTCCACTTCGACCTGGGAGAGGAAGTGGTTGTCTCTCCAGGTGCTGTGGATGTAGGCATGGCGGAAATTCGGGATCACCTCGTCATGCACCCAGAACCGGGAGGTGGGGTTGTAGTCTATAAAAGTGCAGCGGCGTGTCCTGGTGTGTAGCTGGTCGAATACCTCGTAGGTGATTTTCTTGTTCGCCTCGTTTATAAACAGGATGTCCCGGCGGGGTCCGTGTACCTTTGCCAGGTTGTTCTCGATGCCGAAAAATTCCAGCACCGATTTCCCTATCCGGTAGATGTTCTCGGTCCGGTTGCAGACCTCTCCTGGGTTCACTCCAAAGCTCACGAGGATCTTGTCAAAGTCCCGGATGGCTCCGAGCTTCAAATGCGGCAGGGCGTAGCTGGTCACCGAGATCACCAGGGCCTTCGGGCTGTAATAAGCTATCATAAAAAGCAGCTGCAGGATGGACCAGGTCTTACTGGATCCTGTGCTGCCCTGGTTGATGATGAGGTTGTGTCCCTCCTGGTAGGCATCCTGGTTTTTGAAAAATATGTCAGTTAAGTCTGCTTGCATTCTCGATGAATTGTTTCAGCTTCTCTGCATTCTCTGGTGTCGTGACGGTGATGGTTACCGGGGCCGGGATCCCGGTGTGTCTGCTCTCCTGGGTTTCGACGTAGCCTCTCTTCTTTGCTATGGTTTTCGCCAGGAAGATCAGCACCGTCGGGTTCTCATCCTGGAGGCCCAGCTTGGCCAGCTTCCCTTCGATGGCGTCCATATATGCCTCCCTGTAGGCGTCGCTCTCGAGGTCCTGCTTGAACTCGGGGTCGTCTTTCGCCCATTGGTATATGGTCTTACGAGATATGCCAATGGCCCGGCAAGAAGCGCTGATGTTCCCGAAGGTCTTGGTCATCGCCTCGAGGAA